AAATCTCCTGCCCTCATCTCTGCCTTTTCTTTACTAGTAATTCTTGTTAGTTTATTACTAGTAGGATCTTTTTTATAGTAATTCTTTAATTCTACGTTCAAACCCATATCTTCACCAGGAGGTTCAAATTCTAAACATCTTATCTGAAGTCGATCACCAGTTCTTTCAGATGGGGAATCTTTGATAGGATATGACATCCTATTATTCATTCCTGCGTTTGCACTTTTACTTCTGGAAAATTTTTTTCCTTTAACCTTATTTTGATTTTGATTGCGATAGTCACTTGCTGCTTTATAAGCTAGTTGTTCATTCTTTTTAAAACTATCGTAAAATGTTTTATCTCCACCTGCTGGTATCATTATCGACCTTTGTATTAAGTATTAACTATTTAGACGTATTTTGACAAAAGGCAAGGTTCTTAAGTCTCTGAGTTCCATTTCATCTACTTTATATAATCCACCAACTACTTCTGGAAATGTATATTGTCTCATTTCACCCCAGTGATAATTTAATCCACGAAACCCCCAAGAGAAAACATCAGTTACTGCAACAAGAGGATGTTCATCATATGTAATACCAGGTGTTTTAGGTTTATATACAAAAACATAGTAACTTCCAGCTTCAGGCATATTGCTTCCTTCAGTCAATACATCAAGAATTTCCTGTGTAAGATCATCAGCACTTTCGGTGCCGATAAATTTTTTCATAATTGGATCTAGTCTACTCATATTCCTAATTCTTTTTCAGTAACTACCTTAAACTCCCATTGACGATCAGCACAAAATTCTTTTGCCATTTTCCATTTTGCTTGATTTCTTGCATATTCATATGCTTCACGAATATAACCTTTTGTTTGTCTTTTTGGTTTTTTTGGAGGTTTAGTTTGTTTTGCTGGTTTAACTTCAATTACGTAATTTTTTATTCTACCATTCGTTTCTTTTACCTTCATATAAAAATCTGGGAAATATCTGTGCACTCGATTATCAATAGGAGAACGATAGGGTATTGCTATTTCTTCACTTGCCCACTCTAATATATTCTGATTTTTATCACAATATACCATAAACTTTCTTTCCCAAAGTGATCTGTAAATTATATTAGTTGGATCACCTTTATATTTTCTGGGAAAGGATGGGTAGTATTTTCCCTTATAAGACATCTAAATAACTATACTATAGTTGTATTTAGAGTGCCAGCACCAAGACCAAGAGGAATATCAGATATATTACCTAAGTTACAGAATGTAGCTCAGACATCAAAATTTCTTGTTAAATTTGTTTTACCAAGAGGTGAGTGTAGAAGTTTTTTGAGAAAAAAGGGAATAAATGATCGTTTTATTTCTGATAATGTAGGATTACTTTGCAGTGATGCTGTATTACCAGGCAGTGCAATGGCAACTGTGAATACTGCAGGAGATTATCAAGGAGTAGTAGAAAGATTTGCACATACTAGAAATTTTACTGAAGTAAATTTTGACTTTTACGTTGATACTGATTATAAATCACTTCGATTTTTAGAACATTGGATGGAATTTATATCTAGTGGATCAGGAGTTGACCCTTCTGGTGATACTTATTATTTTAAAATGAAATATCCTGATGAATATAAGTCAAATGATACAAGAATAGTAAAGTTTGAAAAGAATCATTTTCAATTTTTAGAATATAGATTTATTGGATTATTTCCTAAAGCGATTAATTCTACAAGAGTTTCATATCAAAACTCACAAGTTCTTAAGGCAACTGCTACATTTAGTTTTGATCGATACATATGTGGAGAATCATCTTCACTCGCTAGATCATTAGGAATTGATTTGAATAATAATGCAACTTTAACAGCAACTGCAAGAAATGCTGCTTATAGAGATGGAAATACAGAATTGAATAGAGTTATGACAAGAAGTTTAAATTTATTAAACGATGGAGTTTCTTACAGAGAGAAATCCTACGTTAATGATGGTTTAAAAAGATATGGGTATGATATATCTAATGCTCAAACTCTATCAGGAAGAAACGTGGGATCAGGAATAATCGATCCATAATCGATTTTAAAAACCTCTATAAATAATCACACTGAAGTGCTCATATTATTATGCCTTTACCAACCATATCAACTCCAACTTATGAGTTGATTTTACCGTCATCTAATCGTAAAATTAAATATAGACCCTTTTTAGTTAAAGAGGAGAAAATTTTAATAATTGCGATGGAGTCCCAAGATACAAAACAGATTGCGAGAGCAGTCAAGGATGTTTTAACAAAATGTATTCTTACAAAAGGAATAAAAGTTGAAAAACTTTCAACATTTGATATTGAATATTTGTTCTTAAATATTCGTGGTAAATCTGTAGGAGAACATATAGAAGTGATGGTGACTTGTCCTGATGATGAAAAAACTCAAGTTCCAATGTCAATTAATATTGATGACATTAAGGTTCAAACTGATGATAGTCACTCTACTGATATAAAATTAGATGATACTTACACATTAAAAATGAAGTATCCATCATTATCAGAATTTATTAAAAATAATTTTGATAATTTGGCAAAATTAGATGTCAATGATACTTTTGATTTGATTGCATCTTGTATTGATCAAGTTTATAGTGAAGAGGAATCTTGGTCTCATCAAGAGTGTACAAAGAAGGAATTATCTGATTTTGTTGAATCATTGAATTCAAATCAATTTAAGATGGTTGAAAATTTCTTCACTACAATGCCAAAGTTATCACATACTGTTAAGGTAATTAATCCTAATACAAAGGTTGAAAGTGAAATTAAAATTGAGGGGCTGCAGAGTTTTTTCGGATAAGTATGGCACATGAAGATCTAGTGTCATACTATAAGTTGAATTTTGCGTTGATGCAGCACCATAAATATAGCTTAACAGAGCTTGAAAATATGATACCTTGGGAAAGAGAAATTTATGTTACTCTTTTACAACAATATATTGAAGAGGAAAATCTAAAAGCACAACAAGAAAAGA